TATATATATAGTTCTATTCCCACACCGGAGGGTTGAAAAATCCTAACACCCATGAAAAACAAATTACTTAAAATAGTTAGAACCCCTTTGTTTAGGCAGAGGATAGTATCTGATAAAACTAAATACAGCCGTAAAGGTAAAAACAAAAGGAATATATATGCCTACTAAAAAGGATGCAGACCCAAAACTAACGAACCGGCAAATTCATAATGCTAGGGGAGTAGTTGCGACAAGACTGACCAAACTTCTAAACAGAGAGGCTAAGATTGCTTTGGGCGAAATAGAGGCAACACCAACTCAGGTTAATGCTTTAAAAAATCAGATAGGCAGATTAATGCCTCAGTTATCTGATATTACCTACACAACAAATGATATGAACAATTCAGAGATTGAAACTGAATATAATGCTTTAATGGCAAAAGCTAAAACTAAAGTAACAGATGATAAGGTAGTGGATATAAAATCTAAAAAGACAGGTTGACAAAAGTTCATTCCCTTACTATACAAATTAGATGAATAATATATTAGAACAAGTCAAGGAAGTAGGGATAAAAGAAAGATTAAGTCTTGAGAAACATAAAGCAAAGGAAAAAGCAGTAGGTCTTAATATTCAGGAACATATTAGTGCTATCCATCGAAGAAAAGAAAAGGCTAGTTGAACTACACACTCAATTAGAGGAACACAAGAATAATAATAAATTAAGTTTCTATAAGCCTTACCCCTATCAAAAAAGATTTCATAATCTCGGTAAAAAGAATAACCAGAGATTACTCATGGCAGCAAACAGAGTAGGCAAGACTTACTCTGGCGCAGTAGAACTATCCTATCACTTAACAGGACTATACCCTGATTGGTGGAAGGGAAAGAAGTTTGCTGAACCAATACGCGCTTGGTGTGGGGGTGAGTCGAATGAAACAACGAGGGATGTTTTACAATCAAGTCTTTTTGGCCAACCAGATGACCCTTCTGCTTTCGGCACAGGTGCTATTCCCAAAAGTTGCATAGTGGACAGCACAAGAAAACCCGGAGTGCCAAACGCATTTAACTCTGTCATTATCAGACATGTTTCAGGTGGAACATCAAGAGTAGGTTTTAAGGCCTACGAGATGGGTTATCAGAAATGGATGGCTGAGAAGTTACATGTAATATGGTTAGATGAAGAACCCGATCAAAGCATCTATTCACAAGCGGTAACTCGTACCGCAGATACAGGTGGATTAGTCTATATGACATTTACCCCTGAGTCTGGTGTGACTAATGTAGTATCAAACTTCTTACATGATATAAAAAAAGGACAAGCCTTAGTACAAGCAAGTTGGGATGATGCACCTCACTTAGATAAAGATACTAAAGAGCAAATATTAGGTGCGTTACCGGCACACGAAAGAGAATTAAGATCAAAAGGGATTCCAGTATTAGGTTCAGGATTAGTCTATCCTATTCCCCCTGATGATATAAGAATTGAGCCGTTTAAAATTCCTTCCTATTACAAACAAATATGTGGATTGGATTTTGGATGGGATCACCCCACAGCAGCAGTATGGATTGCACTAGACCCTGATACTGACATAGCCTATGTCTATGACGTATATAGAGAGAGAAAGGAAAGTCCAATCATTCATGGTGCTGCAATTAAAACCAGAGGAGAGTGGATTCCTGTCATGTGGCCTCACGATGGCATGAGACAGGATGGGCAAACTTCAGGTGTTACCCTTGCTGACCAATACAGAAAGCAAGGTATCGCCATGCACTACGAGAAGTTTTCTAATCCCCCTGCCCCCGGGCAAAAAGAAGGACAAGGTGGTAACTCAATAGAGCCGGGTGTATTTGAAATTATGACAAGGATGCAAACTGGAAGATTTAAAGTCTTTAGTAATTGTCCTTTATGGTTCGAGGAATTTCAAATGTACCACAGGAAAGATGGCAAGATTGTGGCGGAACGAGATGACTTAATGTCTGCTACAAGATATGCCATGCAGAGTTTACGCTTTGCAAGAACAGAAGAAGTTAGACTGCGAAGTGAAACCGCAGATTATGATTTTGACCCCTACGGAGAATAGTTATGGGAATAGTAAAGGAAGTTGCAAAAGGCATATTTGGTGGCAAACCAAAAGTTGAATCACCTCCAATAATATCTCAAAAAAAGATTACTTCAGATGCAGAAAGTATAGCCAATAAAACTATTGCTGATCAAAAAAAGAAAAACAGAGGTTTTTTGGCAACAATTAATACTTCACCTCAAGGTTTAATTAGTGATGAAAATGTAAACACTAAAACTTTATTAGGATAATATTATGTCTAATGTAAGGTTTAGTCCTGAAGAATTACAATCAAGAGCAGAATCACAAGGCCATACTATATCAGATCAAGTAATGGGTCTGCATAGTAGATCGCCTCAATTTGGTGGCGTGATAGGTATTATGGATATGTTGTTTATGAAAAAAGGTTGGACAGACACAACATCTGGTAAAACAAATCCAGTAGGAACAAGTTTTTTTGATACAGCTTTAAATAAAGTAAAAGAACAAGACCCAAAATCATACGCAAGTATAACAGGCATAACTCCGCAGCAGAAGGTTTCACAATTAACTCAATCAAAATCAAAACAAACATTGAGTAATTCCTATAGTGAACCAACTATAACTAGAAGATCATTATTAGGATAATATTATGGGTATAGGAATGTTAAAAACAGGCAAAGATAAAAAGGGTAGAGATACTTATGCTAGAGGAACAATAATGAAAGTATCTGATGTTAAAGCTGATAAAGCAGAAGGTGTTAAATCAGGGCATTACAATCCAGAAGGAACACACAGACCAACTTATACAGCAGATGAATTTTCTAAATTGAGTGAATCACAGCAATTTAGTTATAGTGGTAAAAAAACAAAAGTTGCTAAATTATCTGCATCAGAAGAAAAAAAATATAGCACATTAGGTAAAGCAACTATAAATAAACGATCATTATTAGGACAAGTAAGTTGAGCCATTTTAAAAGATTATCTAATCTAAAGAATCGAGGAAATTGGGAAGAAAGATGGCAACGTATCGCTGATTACATCCTCCCAAGAAAAGCAGAAGTAACTACTAAAAGAGCAAGAGGTGAATCAAGAGTTGTTAAGTTATATGATTCAACAGCCATACATGCTAATGAATTACTAGGCGCATCACTTCAGGGAACATTAACTCCATCATCTGCATTATGGTTTGGTATTCAGGTGGAAGATGAGGAACTAAGAGAAGATCAGGAAGTCAAAGAATGGTGCGGTATGGCAGCAGAGAAAATGTTTTCTGCAATTAATAATTCTAACTTTCGTTCAGAATCACATGAGAATTATTTAGACATGGGTTCTGTTGGTATTGCTACTTTGCTTTGTGAAGAAAATCAGGGTAGCCAAGAACAATTTAATGGACTTATGTTTAAATCATTCTTCATATCTAATATTTATCCGGCTGAAAATCAGGATGGCATGGTAGATACTGTATTTAGAAAATTTGAATGGACAGCTAGACAGGCAGAACTTAAATGGGGTAGAAATAAACTATCTGAAAAGTTAAGAGATAAAATAAAAGATAAGCCTGATGAAATGCACGAATTTCTGCATGTAGTCGAACCAAGAGATAAGAAAGGTAAAGCTAAAAAGAATATGCCTTTTGCATCTTACTACTATGAAGTAGAAACAAAACACTTATTAGAAGAAGGCGGTTATAAAGAATTTCCTTATGCTGTTCCTAGATGGTCAAAAGCATCTGGAGAGAAATATGCAAGAAGTCCGGGGTTTACTGCAATCCCTGATATAAGAACTTTAAACAGAGCAGTTGAATTAGAACTAAAGGCTTGGGCAAAAGATATTGATCCGCCTTTAGGAGTACCAGATGAAGGAGTAGGTGGTAAATTAAAACTAACACCTGCTGCACAAAATTATATAAGAGCAGACTTAATAGATAAAATAAGACCTTTGTTGTCTAACTCTCGTTACGATGTTACACAACTAAAAGTACAAGACCTACGCACAAGTATCAGACAAATATTTATGTCTGATCAACTTCAGATGCAACAAGGGCCACAAATGACGGCCACAGAAGTTCAGGTACGTTTTGAACTCATGCAACGATTAATCGGCCCAACATTAGGTCGCATGGAAATGGAATATTTAAAACCAATTCTAAATCGTGTCTTTAACATCATGTTAAGGAAAAACGCATTAGGTGTTATTCCTGAAATCCTACAAGGCAACGAAGTCAATGTTAAATTTATCGGGCCAGTAGCTAGAGCGCAAAGACTTAATGAAATTGCAGCTATTGAAAGATGGATTGGTTCATTAATACCTGTATCACAAGTTAATCCAGATATTTTAGATTGTGTTGACTTTGACAGAGTAGCAGAAGAAACAGCAACACTATATGGTGTGCCTGATAGACTACAACGCTCACCAGAAGAAAAAGATGCTCTTAGACAACAAAGAGCGCAACAAATGGCACAACAACAAGCCTTACAAACAGCTATGGAAGGTACTAAAGCAATTAAGAATATAGCAGATGCCGACCGCGAGTAATAAAGATTACGCAATTACGTTTGGTTCAGAGCAAGGTCGAAAAGTTCTAAAAGACCTACTTGGCTATCGTGATCGCATATCGTTTGATCCAGACCCTTATCAAACGGCTTTTAATGAAGGACAACGCTCAGTTGTTCTTAGAGTTACAACAAAAATAAAAGACCTTGTAAAGGAGGTAGAAGATGGATAGCACATCCGAAGTACAAGAGAATGTGTCCTCAGACTGGAAACAAAGTTTACCAGAGGATATTAGAAACACTCAGGTAATCGAACAGACGAAAGACGTAGAGTCGCTCGCAAGTCAGTTGGTCAGTTCTCAGAAAATGTTAGGTGGTAGAATACCAATACCACAATCTGATGATAAAGATGGTTGGAACGAAGTTTATCAAAAACTAGGACGACCAGAAGATGCAAATGGTTACGAGTTTAAAGCACCTGAAGGTGTACAGTTAGATGACAACCTTCAAGATTGGTTTAAAAACGCAGCACATGAATCTAATCTGACTAAATCACAGGCTAATGCTCTATATGAAAAATGGAATAATATGGCAGTTGATGTTGGACAACAGCATCAACAGGCTAGTGAAGATGCACTAAGAAACGCTAAAGAATCCCTAGACAAAGAATGGGGTAACGCATCAGAACAAAACTTATCTATCGCCAAGAAAGCAATATCAGAATTTGGTGGTAATGATTTAAGAGAATACTTAGATTCATCTGGATTAGGTAATAATCCAGAACTAATTAAATTTGCACATCGGGTTGGTAAGGAACTGTTAGAAGATCATGCAATAGGTGATGGTCGTGATAACTTAACCCTTACTCCGAGTGAAGCGCAAATGAAAATAGCGGATGTAATGAATAATCCAAATCATTTATATCATCCGTCTAATGCGATGAAACCAGGACATCAACAAGCTGTAGATGATATGCAGAAGTTGTTTCAAATGGCACATCCAGAGGAAAGCTAATCGTAAGATCAGTCCTTAACTTGTAGTACCGAGTCCTTTCGAGGGTTGCTCACAAACAACATTCATTAATAACGAAAGGAGAGAGATTTTGTCTACACAAATCACTACTTCCTTTGTAGAGCAATATAAAGCAAATATTCTTATGCTTGGACAGCAAAAAGGTTCGCGCCTTAGAGCTTCAGTTAAGAATGAATCCGTAGTTGGTAAAAATGCTTTTGTTGAACGCATTGGAAGCACCGCAGCAGTAGATGCTGCCTCTCGCCATGACGATACACCTCGTATCGATACCCCACACTCACGCAGACGTTTAAGTCTTACGACTTCACGTTGGGCTGACTTAATTGATAACGCGGATAAAGTTAGAATGCTTATATCCCCTGAATCAGAGTATGCCATGAATGCCGTGTGGGCTCTCGGGCGTAGAATGGATGATCATGTTATTACTGCTGCCTCTGGTAATGCACAAGCCGGAGTTGCAGGTGCAACTGCCGTTGCTTTACCTGCCGGTCAAAAAGTTGCAGTAAACGATCATACATACGACAGTACGTCAGGCGATGTTGGTCTTACTCTATCAAAACTTTTACTTGCAAAAGAAAAGTTAGATCAAAGTGAGATCGATCCGGAAGCACCTCGTTTTTGCGTTGTAAACGCAAAACAAATGAGTGAGTTGCTATCATTAACCGAAGTACAATCAGCAGATTTTAATACTGTGAAGGCACTTGTTCAAGGACAGGTCAATGAATTTTTAGGCTTCACTTTTATTAGATCAGAAAGGATTGCTACTGACTCAAGCAGCGATGACTTAGTTCTCTGCTACGCACAACCTGCAATCTGTTTAGGTGTAGGTGAGGACATCCGTGTTCGTATATCTGAAAGAGATGACAAGAACTATTCAGTTCAAGTTTTCACGCAGATGGACATAGGTGCTACTCGCGTAGAAGATGAAGGTGTAGTCGAAATCGCTTGTGATCCATAAACAGAGGAGGAATAAATTATGGCCGTAACAACGCAAAAATCAGCCGAAGTTACTAACATCACAGCAAGTCCTCCTACAATGTTGGACACAACATCTTTGCATGGAAGAATGCGTGTAGCGTATTTCAAACATACACAAGATGGCGCAGGTGATGCAACTTCAACAGTTGACCTTGTACAACTACCGGCAGGTAAAGGACGAGTATTAATTCGTTCTTCATTCCTTGCAAGTAGTGCATTTGGTTCTTCAAGAACTTTAGATATTGGCTATATTGCACACACAGATAATTCTGGTGCTGCTGTATCTGCTGATGCTGATGCCTTTGAAGATGGACTAGATAACTCTAGTGCAACCAATGCCTTTTTAGGAACTGGTACAAATGGCAAGGACACTTATCTTTACGACAGTAACGCACCATTAACCATACAAGCTGTTGTAGCAGGTGGAACAATACCTGATACAGCAACACTTGAAGGTTACATCGTGTACGTTCTTGACTAAGATATAACCGCAGTTAGGGAGTATGGCAACATGCTCCCTTTTTTTTAAAACATTTTTTTATGAGGAAAAAAACATGAAATGGGAAACTCCAGAATATAATGATATTCGTTTTGGCTTTGAAGTCACCATGTATATTTGTAATAAATAATGTCCTCTGAAGCTGAAATATGCTCAAACGCTTTATCCCTCTTAGGTGATGATCCGATAACTGCATTAACTGACGACTCTACTAGAGCAAGGTTATGCAATCGGTTTTACGCATCAACGAGGGATAGTGTTTTAAGAGCCTTTACATGGAACTTTGCTATTACTAGACAGGCATTAGCACAATCTACAACAACACCTAATTTTGAATTTAGTTTTCAATACCAATTACCTCAAGACCCATTTTGTCTGAAGGCATTAAAGATTGATGATGACTATGAAAAGTGGAGAGTTGAAGGTAGATTCTTATTGACTAATGCCAGTACAGTTTCCCTCCAATATATTGCGAGGATAACTGATGTTGCACAATACGATGCACTATTTACAGAATCGTTAGAATATCGGTTAGCTGAAAAGATGGCTTGGCCTATAACGCAAAACAATAAATCTGTTGAAGTGTTCAATGCACTTTACACACAGAAATTAGCTGAAGCCAGAACCATGAGTAGTCAAGAAGGCTATGGAGAAACATTCGATGCAGATGATCTGATTGTTGCTAGAGCAGAAGTTCTGTAATGCCACGCTTTTCACCGATACAAACCAACTTTACGGCAGGTGAGTTATCACCACGACTTGAAGGTAGAGTTGACTTTGCAAAATATTATAATGGTGCAAAGACATTAGAAAACTTTAATGTTCTGCCTCATGGTGGAATTAAGCGTAGGGTTGGAACACATTTTGTTGCTGAAGCAGAAAACTCCGCAGAGGCATCCAGATTAATTCCGTTTGAATTTAACACAGAACAAGCCTACATCATTGAAATGGGGAATTTATATTTTAGATTCTTCAAAGACAATGGTTCGATTGGCGAGGCGACTAAAACAATTACTGGTATTACCAGAGCCAATCCGGCTGTAGTAACAATTAGTTCTCACGGATATGAAAATGGTGATGAAGTTGATATAGCAGCAGTTGTAGGGATGACTGAAGTTAATGGCAAAAGGTTTATTGTAGCAAATAAGACAACAAATACATTTGAGTTATCCGGAATCGACTCATCAAGTTTTACAGCCTATTCTTCAGGCGGTACTGCTGCTAGAGTTTATGAAGTAGTCACTCCATATGCAGAGGCAGACTTAAATCAAATTCAGTTTGCCCAAAGTGCTGACACTATGTTCATCACTCACCCAAGTTATGCCCCAAGAAAACTAACAAGAACAGATCATAACAACTGGACGTTGACTGAAATAACTTTTATTGATGGCCCTTACTTAGACCAAAATACCACAGCTACCACATTAACGTGTAATGCTACTTCTGGTTCAAGTAGGACATTAACGGCAAGTACCGCTATTTTTAATGCCAACCATGTTGGTGCAATTTTTTCGTTCTTAGGTGGCTATGTAACATGTACAGCTTTTGTCGATACGACAAATTTAACAGTTACAGTAAATGAAACTTTAAGCGGAACTGGAACAACAACAGAATGGTCTGAAGGCGGTTGGTCAACGCACAGAGGATTTCCTTCATGTGTTACGTTCTTTGAAGAACGACTTATGTTTGCCGGTTCAACGCATCAACCTCAGACATTATGGGGTAGTGTATCTGGAGACTTTGAAAACTTTAAAGCAGGTACAGGTGCTAGTGATGCTTTTATATTCACAATAGCATCAAATAAGGTAAACGTAATAAGATGGTTATCACCTGCTTCAAGACTATGTATTGGTACAGCAGGTGGAGAGTTTACAGTTACATCAACAAGTGATGCACCTTTGTCTCCAACTAACGTATCTATTAAAAGGCAAACGACATTTGGCTCAACTACTATTATGCCAATACAGATACGAAATGTTGTGTTATTTGTTCAACGAGCCGGTAGAAAGTTACGAGAGTTTTTTTTCAGGTTTGAACAAGATGCTTTTGTTGCGCCAGATATTACGATCCTATCTGAACACGTTACTGACCCAAGCATTATTGCATTAGATTATAAACAAGAGAATGATTCACAATTATGGGCAGTAAGAAGTGATGGCCAATTACTGGCTATGACTTATGAAAGAGATCAGGATGTAGTAGCTTGGAGTCGTCATATTGTTGGTGGTAACTTTGGTGAGTGTACTATTACAGTCACAGACTTTGCTAATATCGCTGTTGGCACTACTTTAATTCTAACAAAAGCTGACGGCACAACTGTAACTTTTACTAGCGAATCAGTTGGAAGTTCAAGTCCAACAAGTTCTACTGGGTTCAGACCGAACACAAATAACAACACAACAGCAGATAATATATTTACAACTATTAATGCTCATGCAGATTTTACTGTTGCTAACCCTGCTGCTAATGTTGTTACAGTTTATGAGACATTAAAAAGTGGTAATGGAAAATTAACAATAGAAAGTTCCGACACCACAAGACTAGCGACAACAGATGAAGGTATTGCAGTTGTAGAATCAGTAGCTAGTATTCCAATCTCTGACAGAGATCAAACTTGGGTAATAGTTAAAAGAACTATTAACGGCACAACGAAACGATATGTAGAATACCTAGACGAAAAACAATGGGCAACAGCTACTAATGTTCAATGGCCTGAAATGAATACAGACTCAGGATTGACGTATAGTGGTACAGCAATATCTGCAATATCTAACCTAGAACACCTTGAAGGACAGACAGTTAAGATTATTGCTGACGGAGCATTACACCCTAATAAAAGAGTAAGCGGTGGTGCTATAACATTAAATAGAGCAGCCACAGAAATAGAAATAGGTCTTGCTTACACTTCAACACTCCAGACATTAAGACCAGACTCTCAACAGCAACAAGCTACCTTACAGGGTAAAGCGAAAAGATGGAATGAAGTTATTGCCAGATTCCATCAAACATTAGGTGGAAAGATTAACGATGACATAATTTACTATCGTACCTCCGCAGATAAGATGGGGAAAGCACCTTCACTATTCACAGGCGATAAACGTGTATGTAATTTAGGCTACGACAAGGACGGACATATTACTGTTGAGCAAACTGAACCATTACCAATTCAAGTATTATCAATTACAGGAACGCTCGGTGCATACGACTAAAGTAGTTAGACCATTCCAAATAAATGACGTAAAAAACTTACGTCCACACGATCAAAAATTATTAAAAATAGCAGGTTTTGCAGATGATAACTCACCTGGTTATTCTGGTTTTGTAGATGACGAATATGCTTTCTCAGCAGGGATAGTAGAAAGTCTTGGTGTTGGTACTGTTTGGGTATTGACAACACCATTAGTAGAAAAATATCCATTATGGTTTAGTAAGGCAGTTCGTAACATGTTAAATGCCGGAACAGATTTATACAAACTTGAAAGAGTACAAGCCACAGTTCTCAAAGAAAATAAAAAAGCAATTAAATGGATTGAATTTTTAGGATTTGAAAGAGAAGGTCTAATGAGAAAATATGTGGGTGGCGATCATTATTTATATGCGAGGATTTCGTAAATGGCAGCACCAATAGTAAAAGCAGCAATAACAGCAGGTGCAGCTATTTTATCTGCTGTTAGTTCTTTTAGACAAGCTGATGCTACTGAAGATTTAGCAGCCTTAGAAGCACAACGAGAAGCAGCAGCAGCAGATGCTGAAGCAGCACAACGAGCAAGAGATGCAGAAGATGCACAAAAACGACAGATAGCTGCTTTTTCAGCTAGTGGTGTTAGAAGTGGTGCAGGTACACCTCTATTAATTCAAGCAGATACTATTAAACAATCACAAGAAGATATATTGAACATCAGACAAAACTCTTTATTTGCTCAAGCAAGTTTGAGAGGTAGGGGATCGATTGGTGCAGCTAAATTAAGAGCGCAGGGTACAAGCACATTACTTACTGCCGGTTCAAAAATAGCAGGTATGGATTTCCCTAGTGGGGATAGTCCATCAATGACAACAACACCTCTTGGCGGTTCATCACCAAATTTTGCCACTACAGTTTAGGAAAATAAATGAAAATACCTTATCAATCTAATCAAAGACAGGTTATGCCCGCAGGTGGTGATGCACAGAATATTGCACTTCAATCTACTCCCGGTCTTAATCCATTTTTAGATACTGTTGTTAAAATAGCAGGTGATAAGTTTGACGAATCCAGAGCATTAGATGTTAAAAAACAACAATTAGATATTTTAAAGGATCTGAATACATTTAATAATGATACTGAGGCATCTTTAAAAAAAATAAATGATCCTATTAAATATACTCAAGAATGGAATAATGCTCTTGAAAATAAAATAGAATTGTTAAGAGAAACTCATAATCCTGAAGTAATTGATGGAATGGTAGAACCATTAACAAGAATTGAAATGCAAATGGCAAACAAAATTTATGCAAATGCTCAAGAAAAACAAAACACCATATTAGTTAATGATTTAGATAAAGCTATTGCAGACGATTTATCACATGAAAATACTAATTTAGAAGATACATTAGTAGATATGACATTAATAGAAACTGAACTAGATAGTTTAACAGGTAATGCTATTAATGCTAATGAAGCAGTATCACGAAAACTCGAATATAAAAAAGATAAAATAACAAACTTATCTAATAA